AACCATAAAAATTTATATTTGGAGTGTGAATTAAATCCACCTATTATATCAAAATCCATATAAACTTCAATATCATTTTGTGTATTAAAGTCCCATTGAAATTTTTTAGGTAAATTATTATGACACGATGAAAAATCGTGTGAAAAGGGACTTCCAAATGCTCCTATTTTTATTTTACTGTTCATCACGCTTTATATAAAGACCATCACCCCAAGTATGCCCATCCCAGCTAGTAACAATTCTTTCAAAATTATATTCTTTTAAATATTCATCAACTTCTTCAACCATTGGACAACCACTATAAAGTTCTGCACGGTTGATTTCACATAAAATATAATCAATACTATTTAAGGTTTTTTTAGATCCTTTCAAAACCTCTAATTCATATCCCTGAACATCTAAAGTCATTAAATTATAGTCTATAGAATTATTATCAAAATATTCATCTAAAGTAATAATATCCACAATTTCTGAATTATTAAATTTAATTCCTGGATATTGTAAAAGGTGTAGTGCAGGCATTAGTAAAGAACTTGATTGTCCTTGATTAACATCTTCAGTGAACATAGTTGCTTTCTTTTTTTCTGATCCTAATGCAACATTTTCTATTTTAATATCTTTTTTTGAACCCAATTTGTTTACTAATTCTAGATAAACATTTTTTTGAGGTTCAAACATTAAAAATTTTGAACAAATATTTTTAAGTGTTTCATACTCATTTCCAAAATGAGCTCCCACTTGTATGATTCCGTGCACTGGTTTTTTTATGTGTGGTGTTATATCAAATAACATCAGATTACCATCCATTCTTTGCAATATATGTCAGACCAGTTTTTAGGCATTACATCATCTTCACCAAACCAATTATATGGTGCAATTACCTTTTTACTTTCACTTAACCAAGCCCCCCACCAACTATAACTACTATTTGCTATAACGTGATAATTACACATAGTCATAGTACACATATCCGTGTAAGAATCATCTGGATTTGTAACAAAATATTTTCTATTCAAAGAATCAAAAAGATTTGATGCTTCTTCTGGTTCATCGCTAAATCCTATAATCAACAAATCTTTTGGAAGATATTCCAATGCTTCTTGGTAATATTTTTTTTCCATTACTGGGTGTTTTCCAACCAATTTTTTATAATCACCAAGTCGGAGATGAAATGAAATAACAGGTTCTTTGGTTACACTTCTTACATTTAATGCTTTTTCAAAAATATGAGGTTTAAAAGTAAATTCTTTTAATAATTGATTTCGATAGTCTTTAAAATATTTTTCACTTTGAAAATAACCATGTATATCAGTATTGTCTGATATGCCAAAAATACCTGCATTATATTCAAATTGATTTTCCCGTGCTTTTTGTATTGGTATTACGTCTGAGCTATCTTTTGCTGACAGATTTTCAAAAACTTCGTCAAGACAAAAATTTAAATATGGATTTTCAGATTTGTTTTTATATGGAACACCAAATTCATATTTTCTAGTTTTAGCAATGGAATACAAAGTAGCATATTGAAACATTTGATTTCCAAATCTACCATATCGCCCCATTAAATTAAAAGTAATCATTAAAATTCACTTTCTCTATCTTCTAATCCAAAATCTGTTAAACCCTGCCATTTATTTGCATTTTCTCTATCGTTACTTTGAAAGACTAAGGGTTTTAATGGAGTGTATATGTTATATGTGTGTTGAATTGCAGCCGTTCCCATATCCCAGGGTTGTTTTAAATTATAAAGACAGTGCAAACCAACATTTTTCATGTCTTCTCTGAATTTTGGATTTATATAAAGAATTGCATGTGCAGCTAAAACACCAGCTATACGATAATAATTGTCGTTTACTTTTTTAGTTTTATACCAGTTACCACCATGTGATATTCCCAGATAAATTCCATCAGAATCATCTGGAACATTTATAACTGGATCAAAATTGTCTGCAAACTCTATATCATCTTCTAAAATAAGAAGAGGACAGTCGTAATTTGAATCACTTAAAATGTCAATATGAGATTGTCCACAACCCATAAAATGTGCTATACTGGGATGTACCGGGTGTGGTGGTGGAATTATAAGACCTGATTTTCTATGAGTATTTTTAAACCCATATTTTTCAAATCTTTCATTCATTATTTTTGCATTTTGTGTGGCTGTATCTAAATTTATCCACACTACAGGTATTTCACGCAAATCAATTTGCATCAGTAGTCCTCACAGGTATTATAGTTTACTTTAAATAATTGTCAAATATATTTATTTGACTTTATCATAAGATACTCTATAGTTCTCTTAAAAAGAACTTTAAAGAACAATACTAAAGATGAATCTAGAAGAACTAAAGAACTCTATAACTAAAGACTCTCAAATAGACTCTACTGAGTTAGGTATAGAATCTCTTAAGATACCTCAAATACACTCAAAGTATCTTAATCAGCTTACAGATTTTAAATTACTTTTGACAAAGTATCAGCATGAATTTGCTGTATATCGTTTGCGTAAATGGAAAATTTATACTGGTAAAGCTTCACAAGAAGAATTAGATCTCTGGAAAGAAGAAGCTTTTGATCTAGACATTTTAAAAACAGATGTTGATAAATTTATGGAAGCAGATCCAAAACTTATAGAATTAAAATCTAAAATATCTGTAACAGAAATTAAAATTAAAATGGTTGAAGAGTTTTTAAAAGGACTCAATAATCGCAATTTTGCCATCAAGTCTGCAATAGATTGGCAAAAAATGATGAATGGTATAGTATAAATATTATGTGGATATTGAAGTTGAATCTATAGATGAAGTTCGGTACTTTGTAAAAACCGACAAAAGCATAAAACAAGAGCTGCGGGATTACTTTTCATTTATGGTTCCGGGTGCTCAGTATATGCCAATGTACAAAAAACGGTTATGGGATGGAAAAATTCGTCTTTATGATATACTTTCTTCTACACTTCCACGGGGTTTAAAAGTTTATTTGGAGAAATTTTGCAAAGATCGAACATACACCCTAAATATAAAAGAGACCAAGAATCCTCTATGCATAACGGAGGAGAAACTTACACAGTTTTACGATTCATTGCAGGTTTCCGTCAAGAAACAAGCAGTGAAGATGCACGACCATCAACAAAAGGCTATACTGCATGCTTTGAATCATCACAGGTGCGTGCTGATTTCTCCTACTGGTTCGGGAAAAAGTTTGATAATATACGTATTGGTCCGTCTGCTTCAATCCGTATTAAAATCAGATCGCAAAATACTCATATTGGTTCCCACGGTTGGTCTGGTGAATCAAATGGAGTCAGACTTTTTTGATTATTCTACCAAAGATAAATCTTGGTCTTGCAAAAAATATATTCATAAAATAAGTGCTGGTGAAGAAAAGGATACCAATAAACAAATTGTGGTATCTACATGGCAATCTATTTACAAATTGCCAAAACAATGGTTTGACCAATTCGATGCAATCTTTTTTGATGAATGTCATCAAGCAAAAGCAGAATCAATAAATTTTATTGGTCAAAAACTTTCAAAAGCTTGGTTTAGAATTGGAACCACTGGGACATTACAACAAACACAAGCACATCGATTAAGTATTGAAGGTATTTTGGGACCAGCAGTTCAGTTTATTCATACAAAAAATTTGATGAACAAGGGTCTTCTGGCCACTTTAAGTATAGATTGTATTTTACTTAAATATAAAGAAGAGGAAAAACAATTCATCAAAAAACTAAGGTACGCTGATGAAATAAAATGGATCGTTACGAATGAAAAAAGAAACGAATTCATCAAGCAACTTGCACTCCGTACCAAAGGGAATACCCTTATCCTCTTTAATTACGTCGAAGACCACGGGAAACCACTTGCAGCTCTCTTGGAAGCAGCGGGAACGAATCGCAAAATATATCTCATACACGGAAAAACAGAAGCAGATGCAAGAGAGCACATCCGTAGAATCATTGATACAGAAAAAGACGCCATCTTGGTGGCAAGCTTTGGTACTACTAGCGCTGGCATTAACATTGTCAATCTTGATAATATTATTTTTGCTTCACCTACTAAATCGGTTATAAGACTTCTTCAAAGTATTGGTCGTGGTCTAAGAGTATCAGCAAAAAAGAAAACACTCAAAGTGTATGATATTGTTGATGATCTTTGCTGGAAGTCACACAAGAATCATGTGTTTCGCCACTTTGAAGAACGAATTAAAATATACAAAAAAGAAAAATTTGATTTTGATGTACATTCAATGTCATTTTCAGAAATCTCAAAGGATAAATATTAAGGAAGGGAGGACATTTACATGTCCGATTCACTTCCCGAAGATAATATCTCGGGTTCACTAAGAGTTGTTAAACTAATAACTGGCGAAGAATTAATAGGCTTCGTCACAGAAGTGAACCAAACACACATCAGCATAAGAGTTCCAGCACTTTTAGCAAATTATGCAACTAAAACTCCAGAAGGAGAATATGTTGAGTTTGTAAAACTTGTAAACTATCTTTACAATTTAAAAAATTCACTTATGTTTGTTCCAAGAACGTCTATAGTTTATTCTGGTGAGCCTGCCGATGAACTTACAAAAATGTATGAAGCGTATTTAATTTTAATACAAAATGATCCAAAATTGGCCATGCTTCCACCAACACATGAAGGTGTTGGTCCAGAACATGGTCTTGAATTATTAAATGAATTATTCAATAACGAAGATTTTGTAACCTTTGTAAATGATCTCATTGAAAATTTTGAAGGCGAATCTATAGAAGATTTAGAAGAGGAGGATGTAGAATCGTTTATACAGCCTCAACCTGAAGAAGAGCCAGATACCCAACCTAAGAAGAAGAAACGCCGTAAAATCAAACCAGAGACTAATAAGCTACCTTATAATCCTGAGAACCCACCAGAAGACCCTCAAAGCTGGTCAGATAATCCATTGGATTATCTTTAAAGTCCACCGTTCCAATCTTCTGGGACTTCTTCGTCATCTACCCATAAATTATAATAAGAATATTTGAAGCTACATGTAGCTTTTTGAATGAGGGCATCAGAACTGTCTGCTTGGAATACAAGTCCACTCAATCTCGTTGGAATAATATAATGAAATGTTGCCCTCAAAATTTCACAATTATCTGCAGGATTATAAACATATAGATTTGCTTGGTGGTGCCAATCTTGATAACCACCAGGTAAATTATAATTTTCTACTGTTTGAATATTTGTAAGATTCCTTATCCAACCATATAAGGATTGCCAGTTATTTAATTTTGAATCAACAATAAATTCAACATTTAATGTTTCAAAAGAAGCAACAAGTGTTGGAACTGGTATAGTTATTCCTAATGTAGTTGGTTGTGGTTGATCTGGTACGGAAATTCCGGGCAAATTTGCTCTTTGACACATAAGCTCCATTTGCTTAGTACCTCTTCCAAAAATAAGTCGGAAGTAACTATTGTAAAGTGGATTTATATCAGCAGTACAACTGGTCATAATAATATTTATCTGAAAACAAAAACCTCCCGATTTCTCGGGAGGTTTTCGAAGTGTTACTTTACTTACCTATCAGAGGGTGTTACCGTGTAGGTTTGTTACTGCGGTTAGGCGGTAGTATTGGTTGATACCAGTTGTCAATGTATCAGCATCGGGTTGATTGGTGCTGTTTAGGACAAATGGGTTGGCAACTACGCCGTAACGAGTCTTGAATGCAATACGTGGTTGGAAAGTGTTTGGATCAACTGCACGTACCATTTGTAGCGGTACGTATGGGCAGTAGAACAATCCAGCATCGTATGGAGATTCGCCCTTATAACCAGCGCAGAAGAAGTTGTATCCAACTGGGCTGTATGGGTCGATGTATACGCGAATCTTGCCTGAGAGAACACCAGCGAAGGTGTTTTGAGTATCATCAGCATTGATTTGCGGAGCGATTGCTGGGCTGAGGCTCATGAAACCAGACATGGCTAGAGCAGCTGCTGTATCGCTGTCGCAGATGATGAAGTTACCCTTGCCACGGCGAGTTTCCTTGGCAATATAGTTGCATTCACGTTCGATTTGGAAGCTGAGGCCACGGAAGCGTTCAGCAGACCAACGACCGTCAGAATCTTGGTCAAGATCGTATGTTCCCTTTGATGCGATATCTGGTTGTTGTGTACCAGTCTTAGCAACAAAGTAAATTGTCTTGACGATTTCGCGGTTGATTTCAGCAAGAATTTCTGTGCTGAGGAGGTTGGCGAGTTCAGCTTCAGCGTCTAGACCGTGAACAGCCTTGAGGTCTTGAGCCAATTCGACTGTGTAGTTGCTGCTTAGAGCACGTGTACGTGCTTGTACGGCAACGCGGTCAATTGAGAATGCCATTTGGTTCCAGTTTTGATAAGGGGAGTTCTTACCAATTCCTTCGCCACCTTGTGTCAATATACCACGGAGGTTAGCCAAAGAAGATTCTTTGACACCTGTGCCGTAATTCCAACCAGCTGAAAGACCCTTAGATGCTGCAAATGTTGCATCTAGTGTCCAACCGCAACCACCGAAGGATGGTTGTGGCTCTTGGAACATAGCTTCAACATAACCAGCTGCGCCGTATGTTGTACCGGATGTTCCGCCGAATGCGTAGTTAGCACGCATTGCGAAGATCAAACCTGTTGGAGCTGTCATTGGTTGAACACCGCAGATGTCATATGCCATTAGGTTTGGCATTGAACGGCGAACCAATGAGATGAGAACGGGATCATAACCAGCGACAGAGGGGGTGTTGGTGTATGATTGTGGCATACCCAAGTTGTTTGATCCCATGTCTTCGGTTAGATGTTGAGCGCGAAGAGCTTGCTCTTGGTTCTCTAGAAGTACGGCGGTGACTTTCTTGCGATAGTCATCTTGAATCTTGGGGAGTGCTTCGTGTCCGAGCACTGGTTCCCATTTTTCTGTTAAAACGTCATATGGTGTGTTTTCTGCGAATTGCATTTTTAAGTTTTCTCCTGTGAGTGTAAATATTTAGTAATTAATTTTTTTAGACCTTTTTATTGAGTCTACCCAAGGCTCCAACATATCCTTCTACTAGTGTTGTTGGATTACCCTTGACTGGTGAAAAGGTTTGCTCTGGCTCAACAGTGCGAGCTGGGGAAGAAACCTTTGATGTGTTTAGATAATTGTCTTTGATGGCAATTAGTTTTTGACGATACTCTTCTGTAGAACCGAAAGAAACATTTTCCATCAAATTTTGAAGTTTGGCAACTTGTGTATCAGCCATGTCTCTGGTTGCTGCAACAAAGATTCCAGCACATTCAGTGAGTTCGGCTTGCTTTTTCAAGTTGATGTTTGTATTGACAGCTTCATTGAGCTTGGCTTCCAATTCACGATTTTGGGCATAAAGTTCGTCAAGAACGTTATACTTCTCGTTTGGAACGTCGATGTAGTGATTTTCAAAGAGGTTCTTCAAACCGCTGATGAAGTTTTCAGCAATTTGTGTCTTGATGCCTTGTTCAACGGCTACTGCGTTGTCGGTCATCCACTCTTCAACGATGTAGTCTAGGTAATCATCTACCTTTTCTACCAAAGTTTCTGTTACTGTTTCAAGGTAATCCTTGACATTATTGTCAACCCCTTCAACGATTGTTTCAACGGTCTTTTCAACTCTGTCAGAAACAGCGGCTTCAAAGATAGCTTCTAAGCGGCTTACTAGTTCTTCTGAAGCGTTTTCTTCTCCAAGAAGAGAAACC